ATCGGCGCTGTATGTGATGAAGAGTTTGCTGAAGAGCAAAGAAAAAAACAAAAAATAAAAACACAATTAGAACTTGTAAAAGAATGTAAAAGAGTGCCTAGAATTAATCCACCGCCTCCTGCATTTGCAGAACTAATAAATCAGTGTATGCAATTAGGTGTTATGTCGGCCAGCTCTTTTGGTGAAAGAGACTTCGATCCTAAAATTAGCTATTGGACAGAGTTAAAACAACAGTATTTGAAAGATAATCCAGATGTGGTAACACTAGATAACTACAAGGAAAAGAATGGCAAATAAACCACTCAAGATATCAGAAGAAGCAGCAGTACAAATGCCAATGAAAACAGTTGCTAGTTTAATTACAATGGTAGC